AATGCAGCCCGAACCGGTCGTCGATTTTCACTGGATGCTCGCCGCACACCACGGCCACCTCGCGCCTGCACACGAGCCTGCCGCCGTGGGAGCCAACCATCATCGACGCGCTCAAAGAGCGCGGCTACTTCACATCGATTCTCAGGAAGCATCACCAGGGCGCTCATTTTCAAGGGCGTTTGGATCACTATCACGGCGAGATCGACTTCACCAAGTTCTTCGCGGCCTGGTCCGGGCGCCAACCGTTTTTCCTTCAGGTAGGATTCACCGATCCGCATCGTCCGTACCGGAGAGGTTCTTATCCCGTTAAACACGATCCGCGCTCGGTGGTGGTGCCGCCATTTTTGCCGGACACGCCGAAAGTGCGCGAAGACCTGGCCGATTACTACAACGCCATCGCCAGATTAGACGCACAAACCGGCGAGTTGTTACACGAGCTCGATCGGCGAAACCTGATGGAAAATACCATGTTGGTTTTCACGGGCGATAACGGGATGCCGTTTCCACGCGCCAAGGGCACGCTTTACGAGGCCGGCATCAATGTTCCGCTCCTGGTGTGGTGGCCGGGCTGGACGAAACCAGGCTCGGTCAGCGAGTCGCTGGTCGCACATGTGGACCTGCCGGTGACTTGGCTCGACATAGCTGGCATTGCGAAACCGGCGAAGATGCAGGGGCGGAGTCTGCTCGGTTTGTTCAAAGGCGGCCCGTACCAGGAGCGCGAGTGCGTGTTTTCAGAACGGAACTGGCACAATAATTTCGATCCCATGCGCACGGTTGTATTCAAGCGGCACAAGCTGATCTACAACTTGAATCCGACCGAAGGCTACCAACCGATCAAGGATCTTCGCCAGTCACGCACCTGGGAGTCCATGGTGGAAGAAAACGACGCGGGCCGGCTCGCACCGAAACACCAGACGCTGTTTGAACCCAGCCGTCCGGTGTGGGAAATGTACGACCTGGAACGCGATCCGGAAGAGCGTGTGAATCTTGCCGGCGATCCGGCTCAAGCGAATGCGTTCGAACAATTGAAGATCCGCTTGAGCAACTGGATGCACGAGACCTATGATTTCCTTCCGCCTCCGTTTCGGGAACACATTTAGAAGCGGACTACATGATCGCTGGCGTGATTAGGACGTCAGGCAGCCTGCGCGTGTGGCCGTTCAACGACCGCGCAACGCACCGCAATCCGGGCCTTGGCTCGGGACTTGCGAATTCGAAACTGGTTTTCGGTGATTCCCAGATCGGCGCAGATTCGGGGCTGGTCTTGCCCTTCCAGATAGAAGCGGGAGAGGATTTCCCGGTCGAGAGGCTTCAATCGATTGAGCCTTCGCAGCATGTCGCATCGTTTCTCGGAACTGAGGGCCACCGATTCGGGGGTGGCGCTGGAGTCCGGCAAGTCCATGTTGCTGGTGGTCAGGGGCACGTGCTTCTGCCGGGCCATGACTTGTTCACGGATGTGGGAGCACACCTGGCGCCTGGCAACGGTGGCGATGAACGCCGGAAGACTTTCGGGCTGGCGAATCCGGTCATGCAGGATGGCTTCAAGCACCATGACGTAGACGTCGTGTAAACGGTCTTCGTATTCGGTCCAGACAATCTGCCGTCTCAATTGCGCTCGAGCCACACGGGACGTGAAGGCAAACAGCATCGCCATTGCGTCCGGCTCGCGGCGGCGGACGCCTTCTACAACTACGGACGACGGAACATCGCCGGTTGGGAGCGGCTGTGTCGGGGGAGGCTGAAGAGCCGTGACCTTCTCTACACTACGGAGTCGAAATGCTTCTGCGAACATGTATAAAGCTCCTATGAAAAGCACCGGGGCGAAATCGAGGAATCTCGCGCCCCGATTCAGCGCGTGTTTTAAAAAAGCGGTCACGTCTGAAATTGCATAGTGGAGTCGAGTGAGCAGAGAGCACAACGACTTTAGGGGACATTTGCGGGTAATGAATAGGATAATAAGACCCGCAATTCCAGACGGCACCACTCGCGGAGAGCTTTGCGGAAGTGATGGTCCGGTTCACCGCTAACTCTCCTTATGCTCCGCTGCCGGCACTTCGGACCGCCTGATTGCGGTCCCACCGCAACCGGAGCGCCTGGCGCCGGAGTTCAACAGCGAACCGACGCTTCAGGTCGAGGCCCGCGGATTGCTCCTCAGTGGTGGAGATCCGTTGGGCTACCAGTAGTGCCTGCAGTACCATCCTGTCAACTTCTTGCCTGGGGACAGAAACCCCCTTCAGGTGGCGCCGCACGGTGGCCCGCCCGTAGGCAGACAGCGACAGCCACAGACGACTTAGCTCGGCGATAGGATCGCCATCATTACCGGGTCCAGGAATGCTCGTGACAGAGCAAGTGGACCTACGGAGGGACGTACGTCCCATTGAGCCGGACAAATTTGATCGGAAATACACCGGCACTCTCGCGTGTTCACTTTTTGAGGCCTACGGGAGCGCGGCTGCAGGAGGAATAGAACTGGTGTCTTTGGCTTAGGCCCTAGAAGCTATTCTAGGGTAAAAGTACTAACCGTACCAGTATTTTTTCTAAGTACTCGCAGACTTGATACCCGTAGATGTGGGTATTTAACGTGTCGTGGTGCATCGGAACGCGCGTTGCTGCGGCCTTCGGTGACTCGCCTGGGAAAAGAATATTGTATTTGTTTTCAAGTCCTTACATGTGCCGCGATGGCTGTGCCGATGACCGCGGCTGGTAGGCTCAACGACGTAAGGGGAGCGCAAATGGGCACGACGAAAACATCGGCGAAGAGAGGGCTCAGCAAGAAAGACCCCGCCCGCAGTCTCGTCAACAAGCAAGCATTCTTGATCAACAAACTGGTCAATAACATCGAGGAAAAGATTGATGCCAACGAACTGAAGGCCACCCTGGGAGATCTCATTCGACTCATGCAGATGCAGAAGGAACTGGAAGAGAACCAACCCAAGGAGATCAAGGTGACATGGGTCGAGACACCGGAAGCGACGTTCGAATCCGAAGGATAACGTACCAGCCGCTGCCGTCACAGTCGAGATTCCACAGTTCGAAGGCGCGGTTCAAGGGCTTCTCGGGGCCGATTGGATCAGGGAAAAGCCAGGCGTTGTGCCATGAAGCGCTCAAACTGGCGTATTTGAACGCGGGGCGATTGGGGTTGATGGGCGCGCCGACGTATCCCATGTTGCGGGACGCGACGATGACGGCGTTTTTGGAGATCCTGGGCGAGAACGGGATCCCCTTCGACCTGAACAAGGCCGAGAACGTACTGACGCTGAAGGACACGGGGTCGCGGATCCTGTTTCGCAGCGTGGATGAGTTCGAGCGGCTGCGCGGCACGAACCTGGCGTGGTTCGGTATCGACGAGTTGACCTACACGCAGGAAGAGGCGTGGATGCGGCTCGAAGGGCGTTTGAGGGATCCGCGCGCGGGGCGGTTGTGCGGATACGCCGTGTGGACTCCGAAGGGGTTCGACTGGGTCTACCGGCGGTTCATCGCCGACAAAGTGGACGGCTACGAGGCCGTCATCGCCAAGCCGTTCGAGAACCGGCACCTGCTGGAGAAAGTGCCGGACTTCTACGAGCGGCTGAAGAAGAGCTACGACGCGCAGTTCTTCGAGCAGGAAGTGCTGGGCGAGTACCTGAACAGCAACTCGGGGCTGGTTTATCACACCTTCAAGCGGCGGGAGCACGTGCATGCGTTGGAAGTCGACCCGGAACTGCCGCTGTTGTGGGCTCTGGACTTCAACGTGGACCCGATGTCGTCAGTGGTGGTGCAGATCCAGGACAACCTGGTGCGCGTGATCGACGAAATCGTGATGAGCCGCGCGAGCACCGAGCAGGCGTGCCAGGAGTTCTGGAACCGGCACGCTGAGCATCCGGCGGGGATGACGATTTACGGCGACGCGTCGGGCAACAACATGCAGACGACGGGGTCGACCGACTACGAAATCATCCGCCGCTTCTTCCGGGGTGTGAAGTACAACCAAGTCCAACAGAAAGTGCCACGTTCGAATCCACAGGTGCGCGAACGGATCAATGTGGTGAACGCAAAGCTGAAGTCGGCCAGCGGCGAAGTGCAGATGTTGATCAGCCCGCGGTGCAAGGAACTGGTGAAGGACTTCGAGGAAGTCTCGTACAAAACGGGCAGCACGGTGTTGGACAAGGACAAAGATCCGCGGCGGACGCATTTGTCGGACGCGCTGGGATACCTGGTGTGGCAGGAATGCCGGCCGCGGGCGCCGGTAGGCGAGCAGTTGAGAAGGCTGATCTGAGAGACACCGGGGACAAGCACCAGCGTCCCCACCAGGAGCGAAAGACTGTGATTGGGATCGATCAAGAACATCCGGAATACGTCGCCAGAAAGGCGATGTGGAAGAAGTACCGGGACCTGTATGCGGGCGGCGAACAACTGAAAGAGAACGCCAGCCTGTACCTGCCGCGACGGCAGAAGGAACCGTACGACGTCTACCAGGAGCGGCTGAGCAAGGTTTTCTACGAGAACTACATCGGCTCAATTATCGACTGGTACACGGCAACGCTGTTCCGGCGCGAGCCGGTACTCACCTTCGAAGGCAACAACGACGCCGGCAAGCAGTTCTTCAACGATTTTTCGGAGGACTGCGATCAGAAGGGCTCGGCGCTGAGCGACTTCTTCCGGCGGCAGATGACGGAAGCGCTGGTGAGCGGCGCGAGCTACGTTCTGGTGGATTTCCCACGGATCAAGCAGCCGGTGGCGAACCGGGCCGAAGAAGATGCCATGGGCGCGTCGCGAGCGTACCTGGTCGATTACCGGCCGGAGAACATCATCAACTGGAACCTGGACGAGCGGGGGAACCTGTCGTGGGTGGTGCTGCGGACCGTTTCGCTACAACAGGCGGACCTGGGCGGCGGTTATGTCAAAGAGACGCGGTGGATGTACTACGACAAGCAGGAATTCCAGGTTTTCCGGCGGATCGAGGACGGCAGCACTAGGGCTGAAATCGAGCTGATCGACCGGGGACTGCACGCTTTGTCGAAGCAGGAACGAGTGCCTCTGTTCGAGTTGAAGGTCTCCGATGGCCTTTGGCTGATGAACAAGGCGGGGCTGCTGCAACTGGAACACTTCGCCAAATCCAACGCGCTGAGTTGGGCGCTGACGATGGGGCTGTTCGCGACGCCGGTGATCTACTCCGACCGCGAGTGGAACCAGGTGGTCGGCGAATCCTACTTCATCCAACTGGGACCGGAAGACAAATTCGGATGGACCGAGCCGGAGGGCAAGGTCTACCAGATCGCGTCGGACAACCTGGTGCGGTTGAAGGACGAGATCTACCGGGTCAGCTACCTGATGACGCAGGCAGGCGGAACACAAACGAGCTTCGCGTCGCAATCCGCGGTGAGCAAGCAGCGGGACTACGGCATCACGCAGGAAGTGCTGCGGGCCTACGGCGATGCGGTGAAGGACGTGATGAAGCGGGTGCTGCGCTCGATTGAAGCGGCGCGGGAAGACGAACTCACCATCGACGTCAGCGGACTGGACGAATTCGACATCGGCGACTTCACGACGGAACTGGAAGACGCGACGAAGCTGCTCGATCTGGGGATTCAGTCGGAGACGCTGAAGCGGCAGGTATTCAAGAAGCTGGCGTTCAAGTACCTGTGCGATATGCGGCAGGAAACCAAAGACCACATCGCGCGGGAAATCGACGAATGGTTCGAGACGAAGGCCAAGAAGCGTAAGTAAACGGGGCGGAGATGAGGGCGGTGGCCCGGAACAGGAGACGTATGGAAGAACAGCGGAGCACAGAGGTGAGCATGCCGGAGCAGCGGCCGGTGGACGTCCGGTCGGTGATCCGGGAGGCGATCACGGAATTCGTGAACGCCGAGCAAGCGAAAGCGGAACCGGCCTACAAGGCGGAGTTAGTGGAAGAGCGTCGGCGCCGTGAGGATTTGGAACGGCGGTTGAACGAAGTGGTGGAGGAAAACCGCCGGAGCCGGCAACTGGCGGAGGAACTGGACCGCCAGTCGAAGATACGCAACGAACTGCAAAAGCTAGGCGTGGCGAAAGTGGACCTGGCGTTCAAGGCAGTGAAGGACGACATACAGCGGACACAGGACGGACGGCTAGTGGCGCGGGCGGGGCAGGACGAGTTGGACGCGCGAGAGTTCCTGTCGCAGTTCGTGAGCGAGAATCCCGAGTTTCTCCCGGCGCGAATCACGGGTGGATCGGGAGTGGCGGCGACGCCGCGCACAACGGGCGTGAGTGCAGCCGATTTGGACAAGCTGAAGCCGGGGATGAACGCGGAGGAACTGGAGCGGATCCGGCAAGAGATTGCGCGAGTGGCGTCGCAGACCATGCGAGGCGCTTGAGCAGAAGCCGCGGGTCTCGCGAAGCGAGGCCTGGGGAAGACAAATGCGACGCGGGCCGCTAGAGCGGAGCGCGACGCGGAAGAAGACAAGGAGAAGGTGAATGTCAGCAATTACGTCGACAAACGTGGCTAACGCGATTGTCAAACTCGTGGCGGTGGATGCTTTGCCAGCGCTTATGGGGAACCTGGTCATGGGTAACCTTGTCAACCGGGACTTCGAGCCAACCCTGGCCCAGGCCGGTGACACTGTGAACGTGCCGATTCCTCCGACGCTGGTGGCGAATAACCTCGCCGAGGGCGGCAGCGTTCAGACACAGAATCCGACTCTGGGTAACGCCCAGATCGTATTGAACACGCACGCGGAAGCGACCTTTCAGATTCCGGATGTGACCAAGGTCCTGGCCGTTCCCGACCTACTCAAGCTGTACATGCAGCCGGCGGTGGTGGCTCTGGCCGAGAAGATCGAAACCGACCTGTTGGGTTTGTACGCGGGCTTCACGTCCAACTCGCCGGTGGGCACGGCCGCGACCCCGGTGACCGAAGCGACGATCGACGCCGCCGAGACGGCGTTGTTCCAGGCGAAGGTTCCGGCGAGCGAGCCGAAGTACCTGGTGGTTGACGCCAACACGTATTCGCAGTTGCGCCAGATCACGCGCTTCAGCGAATACCAGACGGCCGGCGACGCCGGTCTGCGCGCCCTGGTGGACGGCACGGTGGGGAAGATCAAGGACTTCTACGTGTTCCGTTCGCAGTTTGTGAGCAAGACCGGCAGCGCTCCGCTCACGACTCACAATCTGGGCTTCAGCCGTTCGGCCATCGGCCTGGTGGTTCGCCGCCTGCCGCAGCCGCTTCCCGGTACGGGCGCGGTGGCGGAATACGCCGAGATGGGGAACTTCGGAATTCGCGTGGTGATGAGCTACCAGCCCAATACGCTGGCGCAGCAGTTCACCGTGGACGTGCTGTACGGCGCCGCGGTGTTGCGCAACGGTTTCGGCGTTCAGGTAAACAGCTAACCGGCGAAGGAGCAGTCCGGCAGGGCAGTAACGAGAAAGGCGGTCAGACTGCTCTGCCCCTTTTTCGGAGGAGACGGTCCAGGATCAAGCCGGCGAGGCGAGGTCCTGGGCCGATTTGTTTGGAGCGAGGGACGCATGGACTTGAGGGTTTATTACCAACAGCTGAAACAAATCGAGAGCCAGATTCCTGAAACGCATCCGGTGATTGTGAGCAAGGAAACACCGGACGGCGGAAAGGAAGGCGTGAGAACGGAAGTGACGCGGTCGATCGCGGCACGCATGGTGGTGGACGGTAGAGCGCGGTTGGCGACCGAGGAAGAAGCGGCGGAGTACCGCAACGCGGTAGCGGCGAAGCGGAAGGCGATTGAGCAGGCCGCGGCGGCGAACCGGGTGGCGCTGAGCGTGGTTCCGGAAGCGGAACTGCAGATGCTGCGCGGGGTGCTGAGCCTGGCGAAGTCCAACCTGCAAGAGAAAGAGAAGAAGTGAGGCGAAGGCCATGTCACTTTTCACCGACGGTGTGATCGCCACGATCGGCGATTTGCGCGGCTACGAGAGTTCCATCCTGGATGTGGCGCACACGGAAGGGATCGAACTGGGGACGAAGCTCGAGTTGTCGCAGGAAGAAGTGGCCGTGGAGTTGGAAGCGATGCTGCTGCGCGCGCGAGCGGGAGCCTGGGGGACGGGGCGTCCGAACCTGAACAACGTGGTGGTGACGCGGCCACTGAAGCAGTGGTTGGTCTTCCACACGCTCGCGGTGGTATTTCGCGACGCCTACAACAGTCAACTCAACGACCGCTACATGGGCAAGTGGAAGGAGTATTCGCAACTGGCCAAATGGGCGGCGCGAATGCTTCGCGAAACCGGTGTGGGACTGGTGAGCGCGCCGGTTGTTAAGGCGGCGGCACCGACACTCAGCACAACGCCGGGCGCCGGAGCAGCCGCGCGGTATTACGTTCAGGTGGCGTGGCGCAAGGCAAACGGCGTGGAAGGCGCGCCCAGCGACGTGAGTATCTACGACACAACGGCAAGTGAACTGTTGACGGTGGCGGTGAACGACGCGCCGGCAGTGGCGGCCGGTTGGAGCGTGTACGTGGGGACGTCGCCGACTGCCATCATGCTGCAGAGCGAAGCGGCGATCGCGGCGGGGCAGGTGTGGACGGCGCCGGGTCCGAATCCGGTAGCGAGCAGGAAACCGGGACAGGGCCAGGAGCCGGAGACGTATCTGACGATTGGACAGACGTTGCACAGAGGGTGACAACCATGGCGGGAATCGGCGGCACTACAACGAATCGCGTAGCGGAGTTACTGAAGAGCACGACGGGGCTGAAGAGTAGCGTGCACCAGGCGGCGCTGAGCGCGCGAGTGCAGCTTCCGGAGATCGCTCCGGAGCAGGTGTTCTCGCGGAACGTCGCCTTTGAAGTAACCGAGCGGACCGGCGAGGCGCGGTATCCGTCGGTCCACGTCTACTGCGAGAAGGTTGTCAACGAGATGCGGGAGAAGTTCCGGACGTTCTCCGGCCGCGTGCATATGGTGGCGGAGATACGCGTCTCGCACGACCGAATGGAAGGGATGGAAAGCCAGTTGCACGCATACGCCGACGCGGTGACGCGCGTACTGGACGCGAGCCGCGGCGATTGGGGCAACGGGATGTACTACGCCGGCGGATACGAGGTCAACTTCGGTCCCGTGAAGAAGGGCGGGAAGAATCACATCCAGACGGCGAAGGTGGAGTTCGATGTGGAGGGGAGCCTGAAGTAGACCGGGCGGAGAGACCGCGACCGGACGAGAGCGGGACAGAAGAGGCGAGAGCCATTGAGAGGTTTAAGGAAGCATGCCTAGCTACATTTCATCGAGTGAAAACAGGTTCTACACGGCGCTGGAAGGATCGTACGGGCAAGTGCCAGCGATCACCAGCGCGAGCCGCTTTCCGGCCGTGAAACTGACCGCGAAGCAGACCATGGACCGCTTGCAGCGGAAGGACAAGACAGGAAGCCGCACGTTCGCGGGGTTGCCGGCGGGAATCCGTACACAGACGCAGTGGTCGCTCAAGACCTACCTGACGAACTGGTCGAACCCGGGCGGCGAGCCCGGTTACGGCCCGCTGTTTCAGGCGGCGTTGGGCGCTGGAGCGCGCATCTTCTCGGGCGGCACGCTGGGAAGCGGCAGTGAGACGAGAACGCTGGTGTTCGTCGGGCCGCATGGCTTACAGGCGGGCGACGCGGTGGTTTACGGCAACGAGATCCGCTTCGTGGCTTCGGTCGTGGATGCGCAAACCGTGTTGTTGAATGTGCCATTCACCGAGGCGCCAGCGGCGGGCGTGGCGGTGGGTGCGGCGGTGGCGTACGCGCCGGCAACCGAACTGCCGAGCGTCAGTATTTTCGACTATTGGAGTCCGAATACGGCGGTGCAGCGGATTCTGCCGGGTGCCGCAGTGGACGAGATGCGGATCAACATCAACGGCGACTTCCACGAGTTCGAATTCAGCGGCCAAGCCGCGGATCTGATCGATACCGGAAGTTTCAACGCGGGACAGGCCGCGCTGACCGCGTTTCCGGAAGAGCCGGCCGCGGACACATTCGATTACTCGGTGGTTCCAGGGAACCTGGGCCAGGCGTGGCTGGGCGCGATTGAGGAGAGGTTCTGCACGTTGACGTCGGCGGAGCTGGTGCTCAGCAACAGCCTCGACATGCGCAATCGCGAGTTTGGATGCGAGACGTCGCGCGGCGTGGCCGGAGGCGTGCGCAACGTGAGCATGAACTTCAGCCTGTACGAGAAAGACAACGACTCGACGCGGGCGCTGTACCAGGCGGCGCGCAGCCGTTCACCGATTTCGATCATGTTCCAGCTCGGGCAGCAGCAAGGACAGTTGTTCGGCCTGTACCTGAAGAGCGTGATTCCGGAAGTGCCGGAATTCGACGATAGCGATAACCGTCTGCAGTGGAAGTTCACGAGCTGCCGCGCGCAAGGGTCGGTCGACGATGAAGTTTACATGGCGTTCGGCTAGGAAGGTGCGCGGCGGTGCCGGCGCGACGGTGAGCGAAGGAAGGACGTCGAGGGCGATGAAATACGCAAGCACCTTCAAGGTGAGATCGAAGCGGTGGCCGGAGGTGACGCTCGAAATCGCGCGAATCAGCTTCGGCCGCCGCATCGAACTGGCGCGCAGAGTTCGCGAGCTGGCGCAGCGGACGGAGTTCCTGGAAGCCGGTGGCACGCCGCGCGAGAAGGTCGAGGCCACGCTGCTAGAGAGCGAAATCGACCGGGTCTACCTGGAGTGGGGACTGGCCGGCGTGGATGGGCTGGAAGTGGACGGTCAGACGGCAACGCCGGAGATCCTGCTTCAGTCGGGTCCGGATGCGCTGTGCCAGGAAGCACTCGCCCACATCAAAGCCGAATGCGGGTTGAGCGAGGCAGAACGAAAAAACTGATCGCCGCATTCCATTTTCAATTCACAAATCAGGCCGGATGGAAGTGCGGCGAGTGCCGGAAGCAAGGTCTGGAGCGAGTGCGGCGCTGCGGGTGGATCGAGACAACAATGGACACGCCGCGACGGCCGGTATGGGTGCGGGGCCGTTGCGCAATCGATGAATGTCCGAGGTCGTACATCACGGCGCGGAGCGTGGCGTGGCTGGAAGCCTTTTACGCTTGGCGGTTGACGGGTAGGACGGTGCTGGATGATTTGGCGGCACGAACGGCGGATGCATTTCTGCTGCTGGAAGGCGAACTGAGGGAGGAGAACAGCGATGGCCGGAGGTAATTCGATGGCGAACCTGGCCGAGGTGCTGGCGAAGACGGCCGGCAAGGATGACGTGGCACAGAGCGTGTCGGAGGCCTTGGACAAGTACCTGACGCGCAGCAGCGCCTCGACCACGGAACAGATGAGCGGACTGGCCACCCAACTGAGTCAGCTTCGTCAAGCGAGCCAGCAGCAAGCCAGCGCGGTTTCCGAGAACACGGCGGCCGTGACGAAGAACACCAGCGGAAATCTCAACGTGACGAACGGGATGAAACCATCGTCGGCGTTGTCGAGCATATTTGGAAGCGGGTTCGCGGTGTCGCCGCTCGTGTCGGGCATTTGGAAACTGTTCGGCGGCGGCAGCGACGGCACGGACACGGCGGCGCCGGTTGAGTATGAAAAGCCCGCAGCGGTGAACATCGCGGCCGGGTATTCGAGCCGCAATGGCGGCAGCATTTATGCGCTGGACTATGCGGTGGGTGACAGGCTGCGGCTGATGGCGGAAACGGCGGCGTCAACCACAGTGACGGAAGCGTTGCGCGACGTTTCGTCCAACGCGGGCGCCGGAATACAACCGGTGTCGTCAACGCTGGAACAACTGCGCCAATCGGCGGCGCAGATTCGAAGCGGCGATGCAGGCCGCGCAGGCGGCACGATGGACGCATCTTCGTGGGAAGGACGGACCGCGGTTTCCACGAGAGGCAGCGCAGACTACGCGGCGCCGCAAATCACGGTGCAGGTGCAGGCGATGGACAGCCGGTCATTTCTCGACCACAGCGAGGACATCGCTCGCGCGGTGCGCCAAGCGATGTTGAATTCCAACGGCATCAACGACGTCATCACGGAGCTGTAGCAGATCATGGCGGACTTTCCAACATTACGGACCGGCGCGGTGTTGCAGTATCCGTCCGAACGCGCGCTCGCGTTCTCGACTGAGGTCCTGCGGTTCGTCGACGGAAGCGAGCAGCGTTTCCGGAATTTCGGTGCGCCGCTACGGCGCTGGATCGTGCGGCTGGACCTGCTGGACGATGCGGAACTGAAGCGGTTGGAGCAGTTCTTCACGGCCGCGCAGGGAGCGCTGGGGAGTTTCCAGTTCACCGATCCACGGGACGGCGCGGTTTATACGAACTGCAGCCTGGAAGAGGACGAGATGGTGATCGAGTTCAATGCGGAGCAGCAGGGCGGAACGGTCCTGGTGATCCGGGAGAACAGGAGTTAGCATGCTCTGCTTCCCACAACTTGAAACCGGTGCAACGGGCCAGTTTCCGGGCGAGAAACGGCTAGTACAGCGCACCGTGGTGAATAGCCTCACAGACGGCAGCACGCTTCGGCTGGGCGATCCGGCGGGA